ATAGCACAGATGGAATTTTTTGTAAAGATTTTTGAGAAATTTTGATTATTTTTCGTATTCCATAAATCGACAAAAATCAAGATTTACTTGGAATATATGTTCTCTCTACCAGAATATTCCAATATGATGTATAATACACTTACAGCGTTATTGAAGTGTAGTCACTTCCATTTTTAACGGTGATACTCAAACAGTCACCAACCTATAGTATGACATTCAAAACAATGACAACAATAGGAGGTGGCTATCATGGATGTAATTAAATATACTGTTGAGTGTGACTCTTTATATAATGTAGTTGCTTTCTTTATGATATGTACTCTACTTGGATTCATAGCATGGCTTTCGTATAAAGCTGTGTTGGCTCTCTTCGGGCTAATCCGATACATAGTAAATAAAGTTACAAAATATAAAGATGTACATGCAAAAGCTCAGTGCAAAGATGCTTCATTAGAAATTGAATTGCATGAGCGAAATAATTTAGGGACTGAATAGAGCAGTTCCTATTTTATTATTCTCTATTTACATTTCCACAAACAAAGAATATAATTTAATTGTTACAGTTGTGAAATTGCAACCGACTATTATTTTTTGAATTCGGCATCGTATTACGGTGTCGTTTTCTATGTTCCATCTTATCTACCTCTAGGAACTGAGAGGTCAAACTGTGTAAAAGTAGAAGATAAGTTTCCACTAAATAATATACCGTTACACATCGGCATAGCATCGAATGTATATTCTTTCGACAGCGTTTCAGCTAATCGACTGTAGCCATTTCATTACAGTGAGGGTTCATCATTCCACAAATGAGTAGAAGAGAGGCTTCCCTGCGGATCTCATTTAGATATATCATATGATATATGGCACAAGATTCCCCGTCATGGTATTATTTCCCATGAGTCTATTCAGACCATATCGACCTACATACAAATGAGTATGTATTTTATTTATTATTATGTATTTCATAATAGGTACAGAATCCTTGTATGCTTTGCCCATATAGGTTAAACTGTACAGTCGGCACATTCAAACAATAAAACAAATGATATTATTGGAATGAAACTTGCTAATATAATTCCATTCACCGACATTTTTAATTCCTGCGAATATTCCTGCCCCTAATCCAATAGAGCCAAGAATACCCAATTTATCAATTACAAAACCAATTCCTTCAGAAAGCTTTGTAAGACCAGTTACAATTGTACCTAAGTCTCCTCTGTCTATCATATCCTGTACACAGCCAACCCAAGTTTCCTTGAGTGCGTTGATTTTATAGGTTAGAGAGGATTCTACGGTGCTCATCTCTTTATCTGCGCTGCCTGAACTTTGCTCAACTTCCTGAAGTGCTTTATCTACACCTTTAAAGTTCTGGATAAGAGCAGCACCAGCTTGCGCCTGTGTACGACCGAAAGCCTTTAGTAAGAAATCATTCTGTTGCTTCTGTGACATTTCATCCCAGATGTCAGAAATTTCTCTAAAATAATCTGTTAAACTTTTAAACTCAGTTGTAGAACCTGGCTTAAAAATAGATACACCTTTAGCATGTTCAGCGGTTTTGGTTAAGTCTGCTAATTCACCTGTGATATTTGAAAGGTCGGAAGAGTATTCCTGTGTCTCCTCATCGAAGCTTCGCAACCTGAGTGCCACAGAACGTAATGCAGTACCACTCTTTTCGCTATTTTGCAGTACTTCTTGTATACCACTAAAAAGACTAAAAGCGTCTTTTGTGGAAGTTCCAACAGCAGCGAGAGCAGCGGCAGAACGCTCCATACCTTCTACAATGTCTTGGTTGTCTTCAGCCATTGTATTGCCCAACTGATTTATGGGATCCATAATTTCAGACTTTACTTGGTCTGGATCTATTGACCATGCTTTCATAATTGAGACTAAGCCAGACTGTGCCTCGTCAACTTCCATACCAGGAGAAATAGAAGCAAACTGAGAACTAAGTTTTGCCATTTCTGTAGAAGCTTCAGCAGTATTGTATCCTAAACGGCTCCATGCACTTGCCTGATCAATAATTTCTTTTGTAGTAACACCCATCTGTTTTGCTACGTTATTAGAATCATAATAAAAATTCTCAAGCTGATTCTCATTCATTGCAGTAGTTTTCTTTAAATCAACTAATGCATCATCAAGCTGAACAATAGTAGACACAGCACTTTTGACAGCATTAACCATTCCATAGAATCCAACATACATACTCAAATAGCTTTGCATCTGACCTACAAAACTATACATTCCTTTTGTCTTGAAAATATCAAAGAATGATTTTCCAGCACGACCAGCTCTAATTTCAGCGTTTTCAATATTGATAATTTCAGATGTAATCTCTTTTAAGTTCCTTGGATTTGCAGATTCTAATTCATCTCGTAACGCTCTCAATCCAAGTTTTGCTCGTTTTGAATAATTCGTATTTTCATCTAAATCTTTATTGATTCTTTGAACCAGTTTATCTATACCAATCTGACTTGCACCTTTTTCAGAAGCAGAAAGTGATTTAAAAGAAGCAGAAGCTTTTTCACATGCCGTAACTAATCCTTTTAAATAGGCTTCTTGTTCTACGGTGACTTCACCAACATTTTTTAGTGCGTTTCTGTATTCTACGAGATCTCCAATTGCTGTATTTAGCCCAATTAAATTTTTAGTATATTGTTCACTTGGAGTAAAATCAGAAGAATAGGTGCTTCTTTGATCATAGATTTTCTGATACTTATCAATAGAACCTTGTAAAGAATCAAGAGTAGATTCTTTGAGTTTTGCTTTTAAATCTGTAACAGTTTGATTTATCTGTTGTAATTTTTCGTTAGAAGCAGTTAATTTCTCTGCTGGAAGAATATCATTCC